ATGCACAAGGTGATGAAGTTGAAGAGTTTCAAGAAGACGATCTTTCTGAAATTGAATTAATGAAAGACCAAGGGATTCCCTATGGTGAACAAGTCAAGGCTCAGGATTCAGGCATCATGCAAATGGCTGATAGAGATCCTTTATTAGAAGACGAATATAATAAATACAGATTTGATATGTTAGAGCAAGGTTTAGAGCCTATGGACTTTGATAGTTTTAGAAGAGAAGCTATGAGTGATCAAGCAGCTATCGATCCTAAAATTAGAATCGAAGAAGTTGTAAAAGAATTTATTAGAGAAAAAGGACGTAAACCAAAATCATTAGATGAGCTAAAAGAGTTTTTCGAAATGAGAATGGGCACAGCTAAAGATCCTGGAATGGAAGTTGTTAAAGAATTAGTTGAAGATGATAAAACTAGAATTACTTTAGCTGGTGGATCTTTCCCTGATCTATCTGGTGATGGAGAAATTACACAAGAAGATATCTTAATTGGTAGAGGTGTTATCAAAAGAGATAATAAACAATCAGGCGGACTAGCAGCAATCCTAGGAGTTTAAATTGAAACTCCACGAGTATAACGAGATGATGGCATATCTCACACGACGTGAGAATTTTGCTGAAGGATCTCCTCCACCAAAAAAACCTTACAGCGCAGTTCAATTTAAAAACAAAGCAGACACTTTATTACAAGGCGTATTTGGAACTGGAAAATCTTCTAATGCTTTTCTTGTAGATTTAATACAAAAAGAATTAGACAAAGCTGTTACTGAAGGTGTTCTTACAATGCAAGAAGGTCTTGAGTTTATTAAAGGCCGAAAAGATTTCTACGACAATTATATAAAAGAACAAAGTGAAACTACAGAAGGTCGTATTGGTTTACCAGAGATAGAAGAGAGAGAAGAATTTTCTGAAGGAACTAAAACTAAGCTTGTAGAGTTTGTAGAAAATTTTAAAAAAATAAACGGCACAACTCCTACAATAATGGAGATAGCTAGAGGAGCTAAGGCTTCAACAACTTCTGTTAGAAAATATTTAAAAGAAGGAGATGATTTTAAAGTTACTGCTTATATAGAATCTGGTAAGAAAGCTGGAGATGCATCCGCAGCTAAGAAAAGCACTGGAGTATTTGAAGTTGATCAAGAAGCTTTTGATGACTTAAAAAAAATTACAAAAGATATTAAAGGTATAAGTATTCAAACCACAGGCACTAAAAGTAAATCTGCTGGTCTAAGAATTGGAGACCAGTACAAAGAGTTAATGGATACTTTTTTAGATGGTCAAAAAACAAAATATTTTCCTGCTGACAAAGATGGTATTAATAAATTAAAAGATTTAATAACTCAAATAGCAGATAGCCCTGAGTATCAAAAAAATGTAACTCCCTTTTTATCTTCAAAAGAAAAATTAGCTATAAAAAGAGCTAAAGCCGCTATGTATAAAAAACAAGACCCCTATGGAGTCTACAGAGCTTTAAGAGAATATAAGACAGAAAAATTTCCTGGAACAATGTCTAAAGATATTGTTATTCAACATGGTCAACCAAAGTTTACTACTCAAACTTTAAGTAGATTTGGTTTGATACCATCAGAAATTAATACTTCCCCAATAGTAGAAAAAATAGAAGGTCAAAGAAATGATCTTCTTACTAAATTAAATCAAAAATTAAAAAGTAAAAATATATCACTTGAAGATAAAAAAATACTTATTGAAGACTATAATAGTAAAATGAAAGGATTACGTAGTCAGTTAAAAGGATCTAGTGCTCAAGGTTTAGTTAATTTTGAATTATTAAATATTGATGAAAAAGGAAATGTAAAAAAATCAAAAGATATTTCCTTTGATCCTAAAAAAGGAATGGCTTATGGAAGTGAATTAGGTGATTTAGATTTATCTAAAATTACAAAAGAACAAGCTAATCAAATTATTGAACTAGGTAAAAAGAAAATTGATTTAGAACTTTTAAAAAAAATACCTAATGTAACCACTGCAGATAAAGTAGAGCAACCAGAAAAGTCTAAAATAAGAAATATGTTTGATTCTTTTAATCAAAAAATAAAAAATGCAGGTAACGCTTATAGAAGTATTAGACCAGGTATTGATGCGCTTACCACTGCCTTTCCTGGTAAAGCAGATAATGCAATAGCCGCTGCAATAGACTTTCCAATGATGTATATGTCTGGAGCACCTTTTTCTCAAGCTGCTGCAAGTGCAGGATCTATGTTTATGAACAATCCTAATATTGGTAAAATGGCAAACGTTGCTTTAGAGCAAGCTGCACTAAGTGAAGAAGAACAATTTTTAAAAAATGCAATGGAGAGAAGACAAGGCCTTGAATCTATGCTGGAGAATATCCCTGCAAAATTTAGAGAGACGATAGAAGAAAACAAAGGTGTAAAAGATGAAACCGAAACATACGTACCCTAAAACCTGGCTCCTGCCGCCTGAATCAGGACCCACACCACAAGGGTTGAATATTAACTATAATACTGTTAAGACAGTGAAACTGGAGAAAATAAAAAATGGCAGACAAAATAGACAAGTCCCTAAATCAAGGACCTAGAGGTAGTGCAGTAATACCGGGTGAAGAAGTATTAGAAGAAGCTGTTCAACAGGAAGTAGTAGAAGAGCAACAAGCACCAGGAGACATTGAAACAACAGAATTAGAAGATGGATCAGTACAAATAGATTTTGATCCAGCAACAGCACAGCCGGAAGGTGGTGATGAGCATTATGCTAACTTAGCAGAGTTTTTACCAGACGAAGTTTTAGATGAGATGGGTGCAGACCTTTCTCAAAAATATCAAGATTATCAAATGGGTAGAAAAGAATGGGAACGTACTTACACTCAAGGTTTAGATCTTTTAGGTTTTAAATATGATATGAGAACAGAACCTTTTCAAGGAGCGAGTGGTGCAACTCACCCAGTTCTTGCAGAAGCAGTTACACAGTTCCAAGCTTTAGCTTACAAAGAATTATTACCAGCTGATGGTCCAGTTAGAACAGCTGTGATTGGTGCACCTAGTGAAGAAAAAACTAAACAAGCAGAACGTGTTAAAGATTTTATGAACTACGAGCTCATGGAAAAAATGAAAGACTATGAGCCCGACTTTGATCAAATGCTATTTTATTTACCATTAGCAGGGTCAGCTTTTAAGAAAACTTATTATGATGAGTTGACTAAAAAAGCTACATCAAAGTTTGTACCGGCAGATGATTTGATTGTACCCTACACGGCTACCTCATTAGACGATGCAGAGGCAATCATCCATCGGGTAAAAATTTCTAAAAACGAATTAAGAAAACAACAAGTTGCAGGATTTTATTTAGATATTGAATTAGGTGACCCTAGACAAGTTGAAGATGATGTTGAAAAAAAAGAAAGAGAATTAGAAGGTCAGAGAAAAACTCAAGACGATGATGTATATACTCTTTTAGAATGTCATGTTAATTTAGATGTTGAAGGTTTTGAAGATCAAGATCCTCAAACAGGTGAACCATCAGGAATTAAAATTCCATACATAGTAACAGTAGACGAAGCTACAAGAAATGTTTTAGCTATTAGACGTAACTATGAAATTGGTGATCCAGATAAAAATAAAATACCATACTTTACTCATTTTAAATTTCTTCCAGGACTAGGCTTTTACGGCTTTGGTTTAATCCACATGATTGGCGGATTGAGCAGAACTGCAACTGCAGCACTCCGTCAGTTATTGGATGCAGGGACTTTATCTAACTTACCTGCTGGATTTAAAATGCGTGGTATTAGAATTAGAGATGATGCACAATCAATTCAACCAGGTGAATTTAGAGATGTAGATGCACCAGGTGGAAATTTAAAAGATTCATTTATGATGTTACCATTTAAGGAACCATCAGCTACATTACTAAACCTAATGGGTATAGTTGTTCAAGCAGGTCAAAGATTTGCATCAATTGCTGATCTACAAGTTGGAGATGGTAATCAACAAGCTGCAGTTGGAACTACAGTTGCTTTATTAGAACGTGGCAGTAGAACAATGTCAGCTATCCACAAAAGAATTTACTCTTCGCTAAAAAATGAATTTAAATTATTAGCAAGAGTATTCAAATTATATCTACCACCGGAATATCCGTATGACGTAGTTGGGGGTCAAAGAACAGTTAAACAAACAGACTTTGATGACAGAGTAGATATATTGCCAGTTGCTGATCCCAACATCTTTTCTCAAACTCAGCGTATTTCCCTCGCACAAACAGAGTTGCAGCTGGCAACCTCTAACCCACAAATGCACAATATGTATCAAGCGTATAGAAATATGTATGAAGCTTTAGGTGTAAAAGATATTGACACATTATTAATTAAGCCACAACAACCACAACCAATTGATCCAAGTTTAGAAAATATTATGGCACTAAGTGGTAAAAATTTTCAAGCTTTTCCTGGTCAAGATCATAGAGCACACATAACTTCACATTTAAATTTTATGGCAACTAACATTGCAAGAAATAATCCTGTGGTTATGGCTGCAATGGAAAAAAATATTTTTGAACATATTAGTTTAATGTCTCAAGAACAAATTGAATTAGAGTTTCCTACAGAATTACAACAATTAGCTCAGATGAATCAGATGGCTCAGAACAATCCACAAATTGCACAACAAGCTCAACAGATCAGTCAAAAGATTGAATCGAGAAAAGCTGTCTTAATTGCTGAAATGATGGAAGAATTCTTAAAAGAAGAGAGAGAAGTTACTTCTGGTTTTGGTGATGATCCAATTGCTAAGTTAAGAGCAAGAGAATTAGACCTTAGAGCAGCTGATAATGAGAGAAAAAGAAAAGAAGGTGAAGAGAGAATTAACCTTGATCGTATGAAAGCAATGATGAATCAGCGTGAGCATGAAGATAAGCTTGATCAAAACGCAGATTTAGCAAAAATGAGAGCTGAAACATCTATTGAAAAAACAATTCTTAGTAAATCAATACCAAATGTAGATAAAATGATACCAAGTGTAGAGATTGAAAAGTATGAAGGAGAAAATAGATAGATATGGCTAAGTTAGATATCAAAAAAGCAATAAAAAAACCTGGATCGCTAAGAAAATCTCTTGGAATTAAAAAAGGCAAGACAATTCCTGCTTCAAAATTAAAAACAGCAGCTAAAAAACCAGGAAAGCTTGGACAAAGAGCAAGATTTGCTATAACATTAAAAAAGTTGAAGAAAAAATAGGAGAAACTATGAACAAAAAAGATAAATTTTTTGTAGCATCTGAAGAAATAGGAATTCCTTCTCAAAATATTGAGTTGGACCCTAGATCTGTAACTACAGCCAATGGTATGCCAAGAAACTACATACCAACTGGAGATAAAACTGAAGTTAGAGGTACTAAAAGAATGCTAGCTAACAAAAAGAAAACAGCAACTTGGTACTAACATGTGGTTATCGGCAATTAAATTAGCCGTTTCTGCTGGTAGTAAAATTTATGCTAACAAGCAGAAGGCAAAAGTCGCAATGTCTGATGCACAGCTATTGCACGCTGAACGACAAGCTCGTGGTGAGGAAGCTTACCAGGGAAAATTGTTAGAGGCACGTCAAAACGATTATAAGGACGAATTTGTCCTCGTAATATTGTCTGCCCCAATAATTGTGCTCGCTTGGGGAGTCTTCTCGGACGATCCGGGCGCTCTCGATAAGGTAAAAACTTTCTTCGAGCATTTCGCGGCGCTTCCGACCTGGTTCAGTACCCTTTGGATCCTTGTCGTCGGAAGTATTTTTGGTATAAAGGGAACACAAATATTTAAAAATGGAGGAAAAAAATAATGGCAAACAATAGATTTAATAAACAAGTTGCTAATTCAAGAACGCCAATGAAAGTTGGTGGAAGAGCAATGAAAATGGGTGGTGGAATGTCTACTGCTAGAAAAGACATGGAGTCTGGTTATTACAAAGATGACATGGGTATGAGAGGCGGAGCTATGTATAAAAAAGGTGGTTCTGTTAAGAAGAAGAAACAAGGTTACAAAGATAGAAAAGATGAATCAATTGCAATGAGAATCAAAAAGAAAAGAACTCCAAAACAATTGAAAGCATCAAGAGATGAGTCTTATGGTAAGTTTGGTTCTAAAGCTAAAAAAAGCGGGAAGATAAATAGGTAGTATTATGGCTAGAGTAACAATGGGTCAAACCAAAGAATATTCTTTACCTGATCAAGTTAAAGTTGACACTGATGAAAAAGAAAAAAAGTTTCTTGAAGAAAATACAAAAACTAAAAAAGGAACTAGAAAAAAAACTAAAGGTGAAAAAATTAACGAGATGCTAATAAAAGCTCAAAAAGAAATGCCTGGTTTAAAAAAAGGTGGAAGAGTTAAAAAGAAAAACACTAGAAGAATGAACAGACTTGAAGAGCTTGGTAGAGTAGATGCAGAAAAAGCATACACTAAAAAAGGTAAAAGAAATCTTAGATCTGAAAAGAAAAGAATTGTCAGAGAATTAAAATCTAATGGTGGTTCTGCTGGTGCAGCGATAAGAGGAAAAGGTTGCGAGATTAGATAATGTCTAGACAAAAACTTCAGAAACTTATGCAGCAAATGGCTGGTAAGAAAAAGAAAAAAGTCAAGAAGCCTGATGCAAGAACAGAGGCTCTTAAAGGTAGAAAATATTTTTCTAAAGGTTCTGGAGAAAACGATATGGTTAGACAAGCTCAAAGAGATTATAATGGAAGTTATATTTCTGGTGATCTTGGTGGAGTTAAGATAGGAAACCCTAGTTATAAAAAATATTACAAAGGATTAATCTAATGGCAAAACTATGTCCAAAAGGTAAAGCAGCAGCAAAAAGAAAATTTAAAGTTTATCCTTCTGCATATGCTAACATGTATGCGTCCGGTGTGTGCTCTGGTAAAATTACTCCAGGTGGTAAAAAAGGTAAAAGAAAAAAAGCCGCTAACGGAGGTCTAATCGTTGATGAAGATTTAACGATGATGGTTGATGTCTAATGGCCGAGAAAGGATTAAGAGAATGGGTGAACGAGAAATGGGTGGACATTGGAGCTCCGAAGAAGAACGGAAAATATCAACCTTGCGGGAGAAGCAAAGGCTCGAAAAGGAAATATCCGAAATGCGTACCACTTGCAAAAGCCACACGGATGTCAAGCTCGCAAAAGGCGAGTGCTGTCAAACGAAAAAGAGCGGCAGGTAATCCTGGTGGTAAGCCAACTAACGTTGCAACATTTACAAAAAGAAAAAAAGCAAGCATGGGAGGTTTGATATGAGAAAACAAGATAACATGCCTGCTAGAAATAAAAAAAATTTTAGATCAACAAAATCTGGTGCAGGTATGACAGCTAAAGGTGTAGCTGCTTATAGAAGAAAAAATCCTGGATCAAAATTAAAAACAGCTGTAACAGGTAAAGTAAAACCTGGTTCTAAAGATGCTAATAGACGTAAGTCATATTGTGCACGTAGTGCAGGGCAAATGAAAAAGTTTCCTAAAGCTGCTAAAGATCCTAATTCAAGACTAAGACAAGCTAGGAAAAGATGGAAATGTTAGATAAATTAGCATATAAATTTTTTGCTGGTCTTGACAATATTGCATTAAAAATAGATAGTATATGTTATGCGGGATACAAAATTATTAGAAACCTTTTCAATAAAAAAAGAAAAGGAAGAAAAAGAAAAAAATCTGT